CTTCTCTTTGTCTTTGTCGAATACGTTTTGTTTCATATCATCGTCTCCTTCGTCATCTTGATTATCGTTTCCGTCGAGAGCTTGGCCGATCATCGCGTACACCACTGTTTTCTGTTTTTCAGAAAGAGTGTTAAACACGTCGGCAACAGTTTCATCATCTTCCGGTGTGTCGGTTTTTGGCGCTTCTTTTTTGGGTTCTTCCTTTGGCGGATCGGCATGAAATAGTTCAACTTTTTCGCCAGTATAAATCACGGCTTCTTCGTCAGATTCTTCACCATGAATCATAACAGAATCAATGAACGCCCCAGGATTTGCTCCAGAGAGCACTAAACTTAACTCGCGAATTGCCCCATGCACGACGTTATCGCCCTTCTGTCTAAGCTGATTCGCGTATATTGACAGAGCTGAAACATCGCCATGTTTGACTAACAGTTTCGCGTTCTTTCCGGCTTCTGTTTCGTTAAAAACACAATAGGCGTAAACCCCCTCTTTTCGATTCTCCAATAATGCGTGACCAAGCACGTTCATCGGACCATCGTGCTGGTGATTCCACACCATAGGAACCGTTTGGCCGTCGTTATGTTTGAATGCATCTTGTAGGATGGTTCGACCATCGGAGCATTTAAGATTGTTCCGAGTCGCCCATCCACTAAAATCATACTTTTTCAATTTTAATTTCTCCTTCCATTTTGAGGTTATGCACTTATATGGTCTTCGCTTGATGATGTATCTTCAGCCGGTTTACTTATGTTTTTGTTTTTAAGTTCATCGGCTTTTGGATCGTTAGATGGTTTCATTCCAATAATTTGTCTAACTTCGTTCGATGACAAGATTTCGTTCCGAGTGAACTTATCGGCAATCTCGGCCAAATCATTCACTGGTACAAGTCTAAACGGATCTCTAAACACTAAGATTGACTGAAACTGGGATCTTGCGGTTTTGGTCAAGAATTTTCGTTTCATCTCGTCAACTATAGCGGAGACAATTGGCTCGATGGTTCGGTTGTAATAATTAAGCATCGTCTTCTCGTCAGCCGTACCATCTAATATACTCTGAGTGATTCCTAATTGGCTATACAGCATGCTCATTAGAAATTCAATCTGACCCATTAGATTGTTTTCGACCGATCGATTCAACTGTGTAATGCGCTCTGTACCATCGGTATAAGCGATACCATATTTAGACCCAGCCAACTGATTCTCTATATCGGTACGACGAAGTTCGGCTTGTTCTCGCCTAGCTGTCGTCTTGATGACGTACGGCAATTGAATTATTAAATCTAGTTTTCCAGAACCACTTTGAATGTCTATTGCGTCTAATAGATTCAATTTCGAGATCAAGCGTTTTAAAGTCGAATTTGGTTCGTTCATGATGGTGTATAGAGGATTTTCAATAATCGCCACTGTACTTTTAGGTACTGGAATATCTTCTTTCAATCCTGTTTTCTCGTTGTACACTTGTACGCGTATGGAGTTCGGATACCACTGTAGAATCTTACCAGTTCGCATCGAGTTGACATCGTACGAACCCGTAATTGTTGGGTTAAACGTCGTATCTGTCGGGACAATGGCAATGCATCCTTCATCCAAAATAGACATAACAGCGTCTTGAATAAATGCGCGTCCTGTCTGATCAATGTTGGCATCTAGGGTTAAACAAGTATTCAATCCAGACTCGATAACTGATATGAACCGGTTGTTCTGGTCTAGTCGAACATGCTGTATGCTTAATGCGGCGGCATCGATAGCGATGCGATTATACACGGCCGTAATGATTGAACGTTCATTTCCGCGAGTAAGTCTTGGTCTATCGGGCCTATTAGAATATCCCATACCATTGGTTCCGTAATATGGACCAGGGTCTTTATTAAAGAAGACGTTCCATGCATGTTTTAATCTGGAACCAACTGATTCCAATATCTTTTCACCTCCTTTAATGCCAATAAGTAATTATCTATTTACTTATTGGTGGCATAATCATAATACTTCCTTCCGCCAATAATCCCTAAAGTGACTCCGGCCACTTTGGCGGCTCCCTCATTACCGGTGGCATTAAACACTAACGCGCTTCCAACATTAGAGGATAATAGCCCAACTACAACTGCCATACCAGCGGCAACTTTCTTTTTATTCGATTTCGAATTGTCCCTCTTTGTTTCGTTCTGATTTTTTGGATAATTTGATTTTTTAATAACATTACGACTGTTAGTTTTATGGTTGGAACCTTTACGCCCCCAACGCATACCTGGTATACCAAAATGCCGTAATTTATAATAGCTCATCAGACGTTCAACACCTCCTTTTATCGTCGCACTTATCGATTGTCAATAATAGCAGTCTTTAAATCACTAGATTGCCAAACGACATTATCGACCCTTTGTGGAAGAATATTTGCGCCCCAACGATTAAAGTTCGCTTCGTTTCTGGCTCGTGAGGCGTTAACTTGTTTAGCTTTCATTCCGAGCGCCCACTTTCCAATATAGGCAGCTTTTACCGCGAAGCCTACGCCAGCTTCTATACCGTCTTCTTTTGTTATGAAGTGATCCTTAGTGCCATTCGCCCTTTTTCCGTCATCGGCGTATCGCTTTGCCGCCGATTTGGCAAGAGAGTCTTTAAGCGCAACGTTAGCCGCGGTGTGTGCTGATATTTGGGCAACCCTAATGGCGATATCTTTCTTATTGGCAGGGAATTTACCAGTGAGAACGTCTTTAACGATCATCTGAGAAGTTAAACTAACCGCAGTTTTTGCCACACGCATACCAACATTCTGACTTCGGTATTTAAATCTAGCGGCGTCAGATGTTCCTTGGAGACTCTTATTGTTATTTAAAGCGGTTAATTTTTTCTGAAATGCCTTTTCTTTTTGTTTCGACGATGATTTACTTTTTGAAGACGCGCCTCGTTTCCCCCAATGCATACCCAGGACTCCAAAATGCCGTAGATAGTTAGGTTCCATTTTGAATTATACCTCCTTAGTATGCTGAACCAAGCGAAATACGACGCCAGTTCTTACCGGAAGTTGTGTTAGCGGCTACGCATTTGTACAGATACGACGCGTCAACCATTATAGCATCTATGTCGCCGACAGTACCGTTAACGCCTCCCGATAATGCCACAGCACCTTCTGTAAACGCCCCATTAGCCATGGTTTCACCGATGATAATGGGGTTACCAATAGTCCCAGCAACATCGGCGGTAAGGTCTACACTATCTCCTGTACCATCGGCCGCACCGACTCCTTGTGTGTCAGACATGGTGATGGCGGCCACTAGCGCTGTCACAGCATTCGTAGCCGTACAGTTCGCTCCAGTCGCTAATGTTACTCCAGCAAACACGTTTGTTACTGCGGTGAACGTTTCTGTGGTAGCAATTGTATCACCAGAAACTCCGCCAATCAAAGCTGTAATAACACAATCATTCACTACAAAATTAGCAGCGGTAACTAGAGGATGCGGGTCGTTAACTTCGTCGACGCCGTTGATCGCGGCGATTATCGCTAGTTTTGAAGTAGCTAAATCAGTAGCAATTGAGATTTCACCGTCAGCATTGTTAGTTCCAGCAGGAACGAATGTGTACACTTTCTCTCCAATAGTCATAGTGTCACCACTGGTTGGTTGAGCAGCGATCGTTAAGGCTATGGACGACTTGGTCGTGCTGGCGGTGATATTAACCGCGATATTTGTAGATGCTGTTTTTGTTTGAGCAGTGTCTGATAGGAATTCATATACGTCGGTTCCCGCTAAGGCTGGATTGTTGATGGTGACAGTTTCTCCATGAATTACGACTCCAGATATTGCCAGGTTTTCTGTGGCGTTCACGGCATTTATGGCTGTGCCAGAAACTACTACGTTGTTAATGGAGTCGATGATGGATTTTATTTTACCACCTAATTTCATTCTCTGGGTATTTACGTTAATGTTATCTAAGTCTAGGGCATCTACGGCGGTAAGATTATTCATAATCATTCACTCCTTTTTTATTTATCCATTATAACAAGTGTTGGAAAGGCTCCAGGTTGAGAAGTTACGGCTTTGACTACTTTAGTTCCTGATGGGTTCGATTTTAAAAGTTCATTAACAGAATCATTCAGGTGTTTATCCCATAGTCGGCCATATGCTTTTTCATATCTAGCGTTATACGCGTTTAACTTTGAATCGTTAAAGTTTACTTTTCCCCATTTATCATTGAACGATGATATTTCTTTATTTATTTTGTCGGCCGCATGGTTATTTATTAAAACCCTTGTGTCGGTCGACGTTATTTTCTTTTCCCATTTAGCATCTGCTTTTTTCATTTTTTTTAGCAGCTACTTTAGCTTTATGATGGCCCCATCTCATTCCGAGTTTCCCGAAATGTTGTAAGTGTTCTCGATCGGACACGACTACCCCCCCCAACTATTCAAATGCGTCTTTATTTGCTTTATACGACACATAAGCATCCATCAATGCAGAAACGCTATCGATCTTTTGCGCGTAGCGTTTCTTTAATAGTTTACGATTACCATTAGTATCCTCAAGTGTTATAGAATTACCCATAGCAAAAGTCATCAGCACTTGATCAAATACCAACATGCGTTCTTCGGCTAGGATTTTCAATTCGCCTAATGGTACCGATTCGGTTTTTGTTCCTTGTATAACTTTGTCTATGCCGTAAGGTCCATTTTCAGTTTCCCACCTAGTTACGAATTCTTTAGCGTTATATGGATCGAATCCAAAGCAACGTACGTCGTAACTCGAATCGATTATGTACTTGTCGAGATCTTCGTACACTTCCATCGTATCAAGGACCGTACCTTCGAGCACAATCAAACTACCCTCTTCTAGGAACTCATTGTATTTGATACGCATGGCCCCTGGTAGTTTCATAAGGGTTAGTGATGTGATGTAACATCTAGTCTTTACGCCAAACATTCCGTTTTGTAGAGGGAATAAGAATGTGAACGCACAGAAGTCATCACCTTGCGATAAGTCGCCTCCCATCGCGCAGGGCATAGACCAGAAGTTACGTTTCCGATGCGGCAATGTGTCTTCATAGGCAAAGAAGTAAGTATAACCTTCCATTGGTATTCCAAATCGTTTGGCCAAAATATCGTTTCTGGCCGCTGGAGCTTTTTCAGCTCTTTCGACATCTAATTGATAAGTTTCGTATGTCACGGTTTGGCCAAGATTAGGATTAGCTTTCTGCCAAGTTGCTGGATCGCTAATTTCTTTAATGTCGTCTAGTTTATACCACCAAATGGAAACGTGCGGATTAATATACTCTCCTTTCAAGATATCAGACAGTTCCATTTTGATTGTGTCGCCACTACCGTTCCGAACGGTTCCTTCTGAACTCGTAGCGACGATTATATAGTCATCGAGTTTAGACGCCCCTTGTTCGATGGCCCCAACCACGTCTTCTCTTATGTCTCCAGAAAGCCACTCGTCAACTGTTGAGACTTTTGGTCTAAGTCCTTGAAGTTTATCAATACTCATTGGACGAACTTCTATGATGGAGCCTGTTAAAAAGTTCTCAACGCCCTTTTTGGTAGATGCTAGTTTGACTCTATTGGCTCTGGAACCAGTAGTATTCTGTAACGACCCCTCAGTAAGGAACTTAAACAGCGGGCCACGTGATCGAATGATAGCTGTTCGTATTGGAGACATCACTTCATCAGCCTGTTTCATTGTTGGGGCGGTGGTGATTTGATGGGTCGTGGTGGTGTCGACATTGTGAAAGTATGATTGGATACATGAATCGTATAATGACTTAGCCGCGCCTCTACCGACGATCAAATACTGTTTGTTGATTAGGCGTTTCTTAATCATCTTACGAACGTACTTTCCACCATGATTATCGGGAGACGGTTCATAGATGCTACGCTCGACAAAGTAGTACCAACCAAATATTTGCTCTGCCCATAACTTGAATGAGTCGAGCAATCTCAAATCTGCACCATCGGTAAGAGTTAGTTCGTTCTCGCAATAGTCGACAAATCCGTCAACGGCCCGATCGTCATAGTAAATTCCAGGATTTGCTATTAGATCGTCGATTCGATTCATTTCCATGGAGATTTCTTTACAGACCGGTATCATTCGGTTTAATACATCACTGCGAAATTTACCGTAATATTTTGGGGTTGCGGTGTTTGATAACGCCATAGTAGAACCTCTTTACTTAACTTTACTTTTAACTCCTTTAATAATTTCTTGAGCTAACGGCGTTTTGGAAAGAGCGTAGAATGAGGCCAGAGTTGTACCAGCAGCAGTAATGGTTTTAACGACGTTTAGACCTTTTTTAACATGTCCCGGATTTAGATCTCTAACTTGTTTTTCCAATTGAATTCTAGTGGTTAGTTCTCTAAGCTGCTCGTTGCTCATTTCGTGGATCTTTTTACCTTTAAGTAACACTTTTTTTTTGTGATCGTCGCTAACAATACGGGGTTTATTCTTAGGTTTCGACTTTGAAGAGGTTCTTCGAGCTTTACCCCTTCCCCATTTCATTCCAGGAATTCCAAAATGAGCTAAATCGTCACGCATCTTATATCACCTCCACCACAGACATAGTGTTTTCGATCTGAACGTTGAGCCGCCATTCGAATTCAGCTATTTGACGCTCGATGGCTTCCAAAACAAACGAACTTGTTGGCGGATCAAATAATAAACGAACTTTTAAATAAATGAACGTCTGTACGGGTGATAAGTCTTTTCTATCCCCTAGGAAATCGACCCAAGTCTCCGACTTACTTGTAATTATAAATCCATTAGATGGCCCAACCCCAAGTTGAGTTAGTATGAATAATACAGAATTGATATGCATTGTTATGTCTTGATCGAAATGTGTATATTCCTCCTCTACACCAAGGAGTTTTTTAATCAGGGTGAGAATGCTATCCATGATTAAACCTCCTACTCATACCAAGTCGGTCCGATGTATTCTCGCATGACGTAACCGATAAAGCCAGAGTTAGTATGAACGAATACCCAACTATCATTGGCATCGGCGTCCGCTACAATAAGCACATCGCCTCGGTTTACGACACATACCACATCACTTAATTTATCTGGGGATTCTCTAACGTTTAATTTACAATCACTAATGACTGTAGCCATTAACGGTGCAAATGGTAACGAATGCTCGTCGGTTATCGGTTCGAGAATATGCTCTCTGCATTTTTCGTCAATTACTTTGTTGTAATCCATATTTATCCTCCTAATGTTTATTTCCAAGGACAAGTATCATTTGGTCGTCTCTCATTCGGCAATTGTGGTAATAACGATTCGTCTCCGTAATGTATTGCGTTGTGGGTGCCGTGTGTTGTACAGATTAGGTATTCGGGATCATATATGAAATCTCGGTCGAACTCTACATCTTCGATAGAAATAGGATTTATATGATGTATTACTATACGACCATAAATTCGATAATCGTCTACCCCGAGATCACAACCTTCGTCTCGGATGATAATATTATCTCGCGTTCTTTTCCATCGATCGGATTTATATAGTAATTGGTTTAAATAGCGATCACCTCCAAAAGTCGATTTACCTACGGTGGACTTAAGTTGTAGATATTTATAACGTTCTTCAAAAGTTTTTAGCCTTGTTAATTCGCGAAACGTTCTAATCATTTTCCCCAAATCCATCCATATAAATTTTTGCTAGATCGTGCAAGGTTAACTGACCAATAACCCTATGTCTTGGATAGGCTCGTTTGCGACCATCGACATCTCGCTTCACTATGGTGGTCCATGCGTCACAAGTGTGGCGAAAACATCCATGGCATAGACGAGGAGATGATACCAAATATATTCGCCCCTTGAACTTTATTGTTTTCATACCGCCCTCCTTATCGGTACATTCTAATCATTCATGTCTCCTTGACCACTATAAGTTCTCATAGCAGAAAGAGCATTTGCATATAATTCTTCTACTTTCTTTGCTGATTGAATCGCGTCGGTCTTGGCCTGTATTAATTCCTTTTGCTTCTCGAGAATCTCCTTTTCGATTCTGTCCTTAGTGGAACCAATTTTCAGAAAATGTGCTATGACCTGAGAAGAAGCTGTTCCTTTAGAAAGTTGAGCCTCAGCCAAGTCGACTGCAAGAGCTACTAATTGATTCTCACGAGCTTCAGGAGTTTTAGCAGGAGGACTTCGTCTTTTAGGTTGAGGTTCGCTTCTCTTAGAAACAGCCATTAAATGTTCATCGTCCTTTCTTCTATACTTTGTTCTGATTCGTAATCGGTTAAGATAAATTTCTAGAAACTTTTAAGTGTGGCGGTAATACTTTAACCGTCTTTTACAACGACTCTTGAAGGGAGAACAGGATCACCACAACCTGTTTTTAAAAAGGACTGCCCGCCACACTTAAAAGTTTCTAGAAAATATACCGCCGGAGCTTTTTTTAGG